TTGTGGACAATGGATTACCAACATCCAAACCAATTAGCTTGTCGGCTTGCGTAAGCAGGGTGTTTTCCATTTCCACCGAGCCGGGATTGTATTGCGGCGTTGGGCCGTAACGAATCTCCCCTTGGCGGCGATAGGGAAGGAGCCCACCGGGACGAATATCGCTAGGCGGGAAGCCCATTGGATGCTCAATCCACGGAAGGGTAGCAAGCGAGTTGCGGTCTGTGCGGCTATCGCGCTCCACCTTTGTTTGCCACTGGATGCCCTTGAGTAAATCAGCAAAACTTTGAAGATCGTAGAGACGTTTGTTGTCCTCGCTAATCTTTGTTACAACAAATGGGTAGTCTTCGTAGCCGTTTAGAAGCTCATGCTTTGCATAATCTTCTACGTTTTGCTTACCAATTACGTTTCTATGGAAAACGGTGCAATAAATACCCTCTGCGTTGTCCTCATCAACTAGGCGTTGATAGCAATAAATCACTTCAAACAACTCACTGGCGTCATACGTCGTAGATTTGTAAGTAAAATTGGTGTTGTTGTTATTGTTGTTGATTGGGTCGCCTTCTTCGCCGCAATTTTCAATGACATAATCAACCCAGCTTTCATCCCAACCCTCTGTTGCAATTTTATTCTTGAGCTGCTGGGCACTCATCAACACGCGCCAGAAACAATAGGGAACTTTCTGTGGGTCAGTGGTGTAGGACGGAAACAGAACATCTCCATCGGGAGCAATGGCTTGAACCATTGGGCAATCTACGCTGCGCCGAATGATGGGAAACTCAGCATTACCAGTCTTCCGCAAATCATTCAATGCACGCTTGGCTTTCTTGTCAGTCATTCCATTGAATTGACCTTTCAAAAGCTCAACCAATTGGTCGTCGGACTTTTTCTCCAAGATGGCTTTAACCAAATCGGGACTAACTTGCTGAAGCTGATCTAGTGTGAGCTTCTGCTTGAAGATGCGGTCTTCCTTTTGCCAGCCCACATAGGTAATCATGATGCCACGCTCAAGGAGGTAGTTGGCCCCAAGTTCCATTTGCCGTTTGAACTGAGGAATATAACTAGCCACCATCCACTTTAGGAACGCACTTGTAACGCGGGCGCGGCCAATGTCGCCAGACTCAACCGGATAGGCGCGAATGTTAGCGCGGTTGAGCGAAGACATGAACATCGCCACATAGCGATTGATGCGCTCGTTAATGACATGGGCCTCCTGATCGGATGCACCTTTCCACGGGAAGGCATCGCTTCCGCCCTTGCGTAAATCCTCGGACTTCCCTGCCCACAAGTTGCGCCGATTATCATAGGCGTCAGCACACTGGTCAAAATAGAAATTGAGATCGGTGGTAGTGCGTTCATACGCATTACGGATAGCCATAACATTTGGCTTATCCTGAACGTAAATAAGTGCTTCTTGATTATCGTTTTCCATTTAGATTTTGTCCAATAGCGCGAATGATGCGGTAGGCTGCACCCTTATCAATTGCTACCTTGTCCGCTAGGACAGCAGCTTCAATCGGTTGGTATTCAGCGTGAAGTGTTCGTTGCAAAATTTCAAAACCCAACAGACGATCAATCTGTTCGTCCTGCCACTTACGGTCCAATGTAATATCAATCTCCAAGCATTTCATGGCGATAGGTAGTTCCACCGGATGAGTCTGTAATTGCGTCAACATTTATTCGTTTGCCCAACAGCTTACCACGGAGTTTGCGAGGGATTGCAACAGGCACCTTGCCTTCATGTCCCTCCAGCTTTGCGTAAACCCATCGTGGGTTGCGGGCTTCCATCAACACTGTTGCCCTAATTTTGTTTGGAACAGCAAGCGGAGCTTCAAGCGATAGCTCAATTAACTCTACGGCTTCTTCGGTGAGGTAGGTGTTCTTTCCATAGCCGGAGTAGTGCAACCCCTCCTTTAGCTTTGCCGCTTTAATTTTAAGCAGCTCGTTAACTGTCTTGCCCAGCCTGTCGGCCAGCGTGATGATTTTTACTTTAGCCATTAGTATCCGCTCCTTCGTTTTGGTTGTTGTATTGTCTTATCCATCCAGCGTATGCCGTCAATGCACGCATAGCGGATAACGTCTATCGGGTCTTTCCATGCTTCATCCGTTCCGCCGTCTCCCGTGTATTCCTGAAGGGCAGTGATGATGTTCTGGCAATTTTCTGAAACATAGAAGCGAGGGCGATTAAGGCTATCCATCTTCGCCTTACGATTGTAGGCCATCTTGCTTTGGATGGCTTGAATGCCGTCCTCAATGTCCAAACCGGGAGCAGGATTGAATGTCAGCCCATTGTCTGCCAAGTCTTCAATAATCGAACTCGCCCCGTTCTGTGATTGATACTTAGCTGCGCCAAGGCGCGGGTCAATGAGCCTGTCCAGTATTTCCTCCTTGTCATCCGACTCCGACCGGATGATTAGGTCAACGTAGTTCTTAATGCCGTAGCCAAGCCCCTTGCTTCCGTCTCCACCTATCCATCGTCCTCCATGCCACTTGGCCCAGTCTCCCACGTTCACATCAGGCCACTCACGATAGACGTAGTAGGTTTCGCTTTCATCTACGGCTATCCAGCACATGAACCAGTTCTTGCGCCCAGCCGGGTCTAAGACCATGTAGCGCGTTACGTTCTCACGCGGTATCTTGTCATGTGGTATGACATTAACCTCCCTAGAGAACATAGGGAACCTAGTGGACGCACTCTTGGTCGGAACCCCGTAGGCTCGGGTTAGGATTTCTTCTTCGCCCCTTCCTTGTAAGTCCTGAGCAATACGATCATAACCACCAAACGGATTGTCCTTTGAATGGAAATAAATGATTGCACTATTGCCATTCGCAGCGTGCTGAATAAACGGAACCGGCCTGTCATTGAGGAGTTCCGCCGTTTTGGTTTCGACAGTTCTTGCTTTCTCAAGGTAGTCTCTAACCACTTCCGTGTAACCGTCAATCGGAGTGAACGTAACAATGACCTTGGCGTTACGGGTAGCCAATCGAAAACGCAGAGTGCGTAGTAGCTCAGGGCCAATAAGGTATTCATCACACCAAGCCCCAAGATTGAGCCATACCGGCTCACGGCTGCCCAACTCCGCACCTTCCAGAATAGTATCGTTGTTAAGAAATTGAGCATAGGTCTTAAAGATGATGTGGCTCCTAGTCCCCGGCAAAATTAGACTACTCTTAGAGAACCCGTTCTTCCGCGTGTAGCTAATGTTCTCTTCCGCACTAAGGGTTTTCTTTCTAAGCTCTTCAGGGAGAGCATCGTAAATGGCGCATTGTTGCTGGCGAATAGACACGTCTGCGTTCTGCGCGAAGCACATAATCACACTACCGGGATTGTCCATTGCAGCCTTAACTACGGCTGTCGCTGCCCACGTCGTCTTAGACGATCTATTGCCGCCGCTCACAAGTAGTTCATTGAAAGACTCTAACAACTCCTCTGCCTTCTTCCAGTGAGGTAGCTTGAACCCATACCTGTAAGGGTCGCGCACACTATTCTCAATGGCTTGATGGTAGATGTCGTAGAGACTAGCCAGAACTTCCGGCTGCATTTGCGCCATCTCCTCATTGGTTGGTGGCGCGAGAATGGCGTGTTTCCTCCAAATCATATGCTGATAGCCTCCTTCTGAAGCGCGGCCCTAGCATCTGCTATAGCCTTCATAGCATCCTCCAAGCTAGGCTTCCCGGCCTTATGCTCCACCACCACCTTGTTCTCCCCTAGAGCCTGCATACCCTTATCTACGGCTATCCCATAGGAAAGAACCAAATCCCGAATGTTCACCTTAGCCAAAGCATCTGGGTTGTTCGCCAGCATCTCTAGCTTCTGTTTAGCTAACAACCTTAGTCCCTCTGCCATCTCAAACCCATCAGCCGCCAGCTGCTTCCTTCTCACCTCAATGGCTGTCTCATGCCGCGCCTTCACCTTACTAATCTGATTGAACGAGAATCCCGTAGCCTCAGCAATTTCTTCCCACGTATTCCCCTCCGCCAGTTGCTCCAAGCACAGCATAGCCTTCGTCGGCTCCCTTGCCTCTAGGGTGCGACAATCACTGTCCACTAGGGAGGACAATAGAACGGGGCTGATATTTTCTATGCTCATTGTGAAATCAATGCTAGTAACGATTGTTCATCTAAGGCAAGCGCAACATCGTTCGTGATGCGTTTAACGCGAAATCCACGGATAGCTGATAGGAAGTAGTCTCTACGACTGTCATACGCCATTTGCTCACTATCATCGTGATAGCCGCCATCTACCTCAAGACACAACTTCTTGCGACGCTTAAAGTAGAAATCAACAATGAAATGCTTGTTAGACGTGCAGAAACCTTTCTGAAAGCAATAGTCTTCACCAATACTATCAAGCAAGTCTTTAACGTAAAGCTCTGCCTTAGTAGCTTTGGCGATAAGCACACCTCGCCTTAAAGCTAACAAGCTTCGGTTGGAAGGACTACTGTTGATATTCATCTTACGCTTGCGTATGGATTGTAACCAGCTCCCAAAATTTCTGTCAAGACATTTGTTCAACTATGTTTCAATGTATTATTCAACTATGTTTTCCCGTCTCTCCTTTTAGGAAGGACCATTTACAATATTCCCTCCTTTCATAAGGGACCATTTGTAATATTTTTTTATGGGGGCGTTCTGACCAATTACAATAACCCCACCCCCCCCGAACCCGACCCCCCTCCCCCCCCTATGGGTAGGCGTGAGGCTTGCGGCTAGGTCTATCCGTTGGGCTTACGGGCCGCGCCTAGCCTAGCCTAGTAGCCTAGCGCGATCTAGTAGCCTAGTAGCCTAGCCTATAGCCTATTGAGACTGAATCTCAGCGACCTGGTAGCAAGGTAGCGACCGCGTGAAGGGGTTTCGCGTAAGGGAGGTGAATGCATTACGGGCGATTAGAACGGCGGGGCGAGATGAAGCAAGGCAGGCAGGCAACCTAGCGTTGGCTCTCTTCCTTTATGCGGGCTCCCTGCTCTCTGTTTGCTCTGTTCTTACGGTGTGAGGGATTAGTGGCCGCAAATTCGGTGGAAAAAACAACGCGCAAACCGTTGCAAGCGTAGCGACTTGCAAACTAACTTATACAAAACGAATAAAAAGAATCGACTTTCGTGAATCAATCCCCATTCTCCCCACATAGCCAACGCACACCGCGACGGCACCAAAAAACAGAGAGGGAAACAAATGAAAACAGAAACCTATATTTTGCCCGCTTATTGGGCGAGTTATTTGATTAACGGAGACGCAAGCGGATTGGAGGACGAAGACCAGCAAGCCTGCGACGCTTGGCTTGCCCGCAATCCGGGTGGGAGTTGCGTTGATTGTGGCGAAAGCTATTTTTCGCACCGCAACGACGCAGGAACCCTTGCGGGAGACGTAGCCGAATATACTTTTCTTTGCGAATAAACAGAAACCAAAACAGGAAAAACACATCATGAAAAAACATCCCGTGCGTTCCGATAAACGTTACACCATTACAAAAGAGTTTTGCGGCTATCAAGATGCCCGATTTGTCGTTCGCTTTTGCGGCGATTGGGTGGCGCAATCGCAGTCTTATGCGAGCGCGTTAATGCGAGCTTTAGGCGAAAGCGCAATCCGTCGCGGTGCCGTAGCGATAGAAGGGAAACCCGCATAACACCCCGCAACTCCCAACTCCCAACCCTGCCGACACTCGGCGGGGTTTTAGGCTGAACAGCAACCAAAACAGAAAAGGGAAAACACATGAAAACTTATAGCTCAAAAGGGCATCGCGATGTGGTGGCCGAATCCATGAAAGAAGCCGCGCAAATCTTTGCGGATCGCAAGGCACGCAAAACCTACGGCAAGGGCGGATATGCTCGCACTTGCACGCTCGGGAGTTGGTCGCAGGATAATTCGGTTGGGGAGTTTTCTGCTTTTCTCGGCTATTCCACGGGGCGCAACGAAACAACGGGCGGAAACGCTTATTTTACGGTTTATTCAGCATAACCCAAAACAGAAAAGGAAAACAAATGATTACTTCAGCTATTTCTCCAAGTGATAAGCGTTCCGCTTTGATCTACCGCAAGGGTCTTCGCGTTGCTTGCGTTGTGTTTGTTGCTCCCGGCGATATTCCCCCCAATCAGCGCGCCCAATTACTCAACGGATTTCGTTCAATGGCGCAGGCTAAATCCTATTGTGCCGACTTTGGCCTTGCTTGGTTTAAATTGGCGCAGGGATAAACACCCCGCAAACTCAAACCCCTTTGCCCTGCCTCCTTCCAAGGGGCGGGGATGAGGCATTGAAAGGGGGCGCGATTGCCTCTTAATTGACAGGAAACACAAACACAAATGAAGACGGAAGAAAAGAAAGACGTTTATAGCATAATCACGGAACGCATCGTTTCCCAATTAGAAGCGGGGACGGTTCCTTGGCGCAAACCTTGGAAAGCGCAAAACGGCGGCAACCCTGCAAACTTTGGAAGCCGCAAATCCTACCGGGGCATAAATTGGTTTCTGCTATCCTTTTCCCCTTATTCTTGCCCGTTTTGGCTCACTTACAAACAAGCCGCCGAACTAAATGGAAGCGTGCGGAAAGGGGAGAAGGGAACGCCGGTAGTGTTTTGGAATTGGGTTGATAGCAAAACAGAAAAGGACGCTACCGGCAAGCCGAAGAAAATCCCTTTCCTAAAGTATTACACGGTTTTCAACGTTGAACAGTGCGAGGGCATAGAATGGGCGGCGGAAAAGATCGAAGGAACGGCGTTCAACCCCGTAGCAGAGGCGGAAAAGATTGTTTCTAATATGCCAAGGGCTCCCAAATTGGCACACGGCGGGGATAGGGCTTATTACCGCCCATCAACGGATAGCGTTCAAATGCCAAAAGCGGAGACGTTTGACACGTCGGGGAATTATTATTCAACCCTATTCCATGAACTAGCGCACGCAACGGGGCACGAAAGTCGGTTGAACCGGAAAGGCGTTGCGGAGGTTGCGGCGTTTGGCGGCGAAACTTACGCAAAAGAGGAGTTGGTTGCGGAAATGGGGGCGGCGTTCCTCTGCGCTGTTTCGGGGATTGACAACACCCTGCCCGCATCCGCCTCTTACATTCAAGGTTGGCTAAAGCAGTTGAAAGAGGATGCCAAATTGGTAATTCACGCCGCCGCGCAGGGACAAAGGGCCGCCGATTTCATCCTCGGAAAGATGGAAACGCACGCCGATTGATTAACCTTCAAACCCAATCAAAAGCCTGCTCCCCTTAGTTGGGGGCGGGCCTTTGGGGTGAACACCTATGAAAACACACACACACACACCGGGGCCTTGGCATTACGCGCCGGGGGAACTTGTTTACGGGCCATTAGGCGAAACTGTTGCCTCTTGCAGATTCGTAACCAATTTTAAAGACACCAACGTTGCGAATATGCGATTGGTTGCGTCCGCGCCCGAATTGCTTGCGGCCTTGCAATTGGTTTACGCGAACGCCGGGGAATCCCCTGAATGGATTCGCGCCCGAATTGGTTCAGTTATAAGCAAAGCGGAGGGCAACGCATGAAAATCACTCTCGTAAACACCAACGCCAAAATTGCCCTTGGCTTCCCCGCTTCCGTGACTTTTGATGTGAACGCCAAAAATCTTGCCGCGTTTAACCGCTCGCAGGATAGCGGCATAAAAAATGCCCCTTCATTTAACGAAAACGTAAACAGAGAAAGAGGTTTGCCCGACGCCAACGCCCGGTTATGGTTGCGCGGGCTTTATTCTGACAAGTTCGGAGTAATGAAGGGCAAACTTACGATGGCGGACGTGAAAGGGGCTCTCGCATGAAACGCGCTCTCTTCATCCTATGCCTTGCCGTGTCTGCCCTGCCCGTAAGGGCGGGGCTATGGGAGGCTGTTTGCCGTGTCGAAAGCGGGGGAAACCCGCTTGCCGTAGGGGATGGCGGACGTGCGGCGGGAATAGCTCAGATTTGGGCCATAACCGTGCGGGACGTTAACCGATTCGCAGGGACTCGTTACACGTTGAACGACCGATTCGATGTTGAAAAATCGAAGGCGATCTTTCAACTTTACGTTAACCACTATGGCAAGGGAAAAAGCGACGAGGTAAAAGCCCGAATTTGGAACGGCGGACCGAACGCCATGAAAGCAACGGGCCAAAAGAAACTCAACCTTGATCGCTACTGGTCAAAAATCAAAAAACACCTATGACAAGACTCATTCTCAACGCCGCGCTTTGCCTTCTAAGCATCGGCGCGCTAGTCCTATGCCTCGCGGTGAGGCTTCTGCGATGACGCCTAAGCCCTATAGACTGCCCAAGGTGAGGCTTGTCGGCCTAGTTAACCCTCGCACCCTAGCCAGTCTCAGAGCGTGGCGCACGGCCTACGGAACCCCCATAGGCGAGTCGATTGACGCACTCTTCGATCATGCCATGCGGGGGGAAGGGGCTTTTATTTTCCGGCTTCCGGTAAACGGTAAACCTCTGCCCGATAACTCAGCAAAACAGCACGAAACAACACAATTATGACCGCCAGCAACCTTCTCGGCCTCGGTTTGGCCCTCGTTCTCATCGCCCCGTTCATCCTTTTTTGGTTGATCTGGCGCGACGAAGACGATGATCATTGGGATAAATAATCAAAATAAACAAAACATGGACACAAATAACGAATTCAGGGCAGACCTTTACCAACGTAACATTTGCACAAGCTACTACGCGGGGATGCTTCAGGGCACGCTCCGCACCCTCTGCTGGAGAGATGCTCCCGGCCTCACCATAACTGATCCAAAAGCGTTCAGGGCATGGGTGGAGCGGGAGCTGGAGTCTTGCATGGTAGAGGCGGAAATCTACCAAAAGACAAAAGACGAAAAGAAGGGAGTGAGTCTAACCACGAAAGAGATTGCGGACGTTGAATCGGCAATGGACGCCATTTACAAACAAAGCGCGAAAGTGCCATTCAAACCACTTGACACTGAACCTATGGTATAATCCACTCGTTAGGTAGCTGAACAAGAGCTTAAAGGACACTTTCTATTTTCCGGTCTGAGTGAGACGGAATCTTCTAAGAACGCCCCTTGGTGCTTGTTCCACCTTGGGGCACTTTTTTGCCCAGAAAAAGAAGCGCACCGTTCCGGGGGCGTATAAGGCAACTACCACCGGACCCCTTAAGCGGGGACACACTCAGTTCGCTAGGAATTTCCATTAAGCCCATCAGTCAACTTTAGGGATCGAGACTGCTGGCATGGGGCCCATATTTTTGCTCATCACACGGGGAGCACGGAATTCCGAAACCTTGATACTTTTAAGGGAATCAGCGAGCGGGAAAAAGCCTCTAAGCCCTTTGGCCCATGGAACCCTCTTTTGTCTATCGCCGGGGAGCTTACCTAGCCGCGAATTGCGTAGCGGCGTCAAAACAAGAAACAAAAATGCGGGAAACCCCTTAAAGGGGGTTTTTCGCCTCATTTAAACATGAACCAAGAAATAACACCTCAACAAACAGGCATTGATAATGCCCAAACCGTCTTAATGCCTAAAGAAACAGTCGTTAAGACCAGAAATAGATTGCCTACCAAGAGAGGCTGGGCCGCAATGAAAGTGGCGGACCTATTCAAAGCACAGAAAACGCTTCGAGAGCTTTGCCGAGACCACGGAGCACCGCTCCACCTAGCAAGACACTACCTCTACCAAAACAAAACAAAATGAAACCTGAAAAACAACGTATCGCCATCGCGGAAGCGTGCGGGATTGTAGGCCCATTCGATAATCGCTGGATTAAAGAATACGAAGAAGAGGGCGGAGATGTACATGGATTCACTGGATTTGAAAACGGTGAATTAGTGTTTATCCCCGACTATCTCCACGACCTCAACGCGATGAATGAGGCGGAGGAAGTGTTGCGGGACGATAGAGAAGCCGCCTTTCGCGGATGGCTATGGTTAGCGCACGGCCAACCCGAGATGCGATGCGCTATCGTCCACGCCACTGCCGCCCAACGCGCCGAGGCTTTTCTTCGCACGATTGACAAATGGGAGGAGGAAGCATGAGCACACGCGACCAACTAAAAAACCATTTATCTTCCGCGCTAGATATTTTATGGCAAGATCACGGGAACGGATTTGGTGGTCCATTGGAAAATCTGATAAGTGAGATACAGACCGAGCTAGACCGCATGAATCACGACGACACATTGGCTACCGAAACCTATCTAAACGAAGGACCACGATGAGCACAGCAAGTATATGCCTAGACCTAATCTTTCGCCATGCCCCGCGCCTTATGCGCGAGGGTGGGGGACCAATTGAAGAAGACCGGAAAACGAACAAGCTCTCAGCCAAAACGATTTTCGCTATTCTCGAAATGCGAAAAAGTGGTATGCCCATTAAGCAAATCGGTAAGGAGCTAGGCGTAAGTAGGGCCGCAATCCAAGTGCATTGCCGAAAGAACGGAGTCAAACCTCTATGAACATATCAGAAACGATGGCTTCCGTCAGATTTTTGATGGGAAAATACTACAAACGATTTGCGGACAACCCCATTGCACAGGGTAAGAGCCGGGAGTTTGCCTCACGGCCTAGGATTGATGCCCAGAAAGCTTTAGCCGTTGTGCAAGACTGGCGAAAGGGGCTTAGCCGTAAAGATTTGTGTAAGATACACAGCCTAAGCCTGCCCTCTGTTGATCGTTTGGTTAAGGCCAACAAAGACAATCACTCACCCACGTTAGATAATGTTAGCTACAAAATAAAGAAATGAACAAAGAAAAACAACGAATCGCCATCGCGGAAGCGTGTGGATGGACAGACGTTAAAGGCACGAAAGGAGTGCATCCCAAAGCCCGCTTCAAGGGATGTGGTTATGCTGACGACTGGATTGCATTGCCCGACTACCTCACCGACCTCAATGCCATGCACGAGGCGGAGAACACTCTCAGTGTTAGAGACAAACAGGGTTATATCTCAATTTTGCGCAATATTTGCACAGTCGCAGGGTGTTGGCCGGAAACGGCAACCGCCGCCCAACGGGCTCGCGCTTTTCTTGAAACATTAGGGTTATGGGAGGATGACAAATGAACAAAGAAAGCATATTCATAGGGGCTTGCCTAGCTTGCCCCGAACTCATAGACGATGGCATAGCGCAGGGACTATCGAACGCGGCGTTCGGCAACGCCCACCGCACCCTCTGGCAGACCCTTGTGGGGCTGAGAAGCAAGGCTCAACTCACAGATTGCAACTCAGTTTACCTAGCTTTGGGCGATAAGTGCCCAGCGGATGAGCTATTTGCGGCGGAGAAAGCCTGCCAAAGCTCAGTCACCGGACGTAAAGCCCTTAAAAGCCTGATATGGGAGGGACAGTTGGCCACCCTTAAACCAGCGTTACAGGACACGATTGCGTGCGTTTTACGGGGCGGGAAGGCTGAGGAGGTGTCAACACTCGTGGAAGGGCTGCAAACCCACTTAAAACCCACAGAATCGGAGGCTCCGAGTCTTACCCAACTGATCACTGAGGTTAAACTTTGGGCTGAACAGGAAATTGCGGGGACTCGGGACAACCGCGACCTAGTAACCACCGGCCTGCCTAGCTTCGATAAGTTGGCTTCGCCTATGGAAGCGCATGAATATGTGGTGGTGGGGGCGCGGACTTCGATAGGTAAGTCGTCGTTTATGAGCCAAATTGCCAGCCACAACCTCAACCGGGGGCTTCGAGTGGCCTACTTTACGTTGGAAACATCAGCCGGGGCTGTCGTTAAGCAAATCGCGGGACAGCGCAGCAAAGTCAACTTGCGCCAAATCAATCAGGAAATGACCGACCGGCAGCAGGAATACTTCAAAGCCCTAAAGCGATTGGGCGAGCAACACCTGAGAGTGTTCGACAAGGATATGACTGTTGGCCAAATCGAATCACGTTGCCGCCTACTCGCGGCCTCTTGGAAGCCACAGCTTGTAATCATTGACTACCTCGGTCTAATCAGGGGCACCGATGGCTCAGCCTACGAACGCATGGGGCAACTAAGCAAAGCCATGATACCGCTCCGCAAAACCCTTGGATGCGTGTTAATGGTCGCGGCTCAACTCAACCGCTCCAACGAACGGGAAGATCGTGCGCCAACTAGG